TTATTTCTTTTCCATCACCAAAGCAACTCTACCGACAACTCTTACTTCATCTTCTTCGACTGTTAGAGTCGAGCCATTAAAACTGATCGCTAGCTTCTTACCTGGTAAACGTTGAATGTCGTTTAGAGACAGTAAGCCGTCCATATCTACTAAGTAAGTACCACTAATTGCTTGTTGATTCTCTTTATCGACGATGTACGTATTTTCTCCATCACGTATTGCCATTGGATTGGCTACTTCAATGTCATTTAAATAAGACTTATCGAACGTGAGAGTTTGTAGGTTCTCAAGCTTTCCATGCTTAATGTTGAATGAGTCAATGTCGAACAAGAACTTTGTCTCCAGGCGTTTTGATTGGTGCTTTTGAGATTCTCTGTTCGGAAATGGCTCCCCCTCTCCAAGAGTTAACCACTTCAAAGATGCACCTGTGTACATGTGTGCTCGTAGCACAATCTCGAAAGGGCAAAGCGCACGCTTATGCCAAGTGGCTATTGTAGAAGCAGAAATGTCTAGTTTTTCGCCGAGCTCTCTGATTGTCTTGGTTCCTAGGATTTCATGGAGCCTATCTGTGACAAGCTTCCCACCTTGATAATCAAAAGAGGTCAATTTGGCTTGATTTGTTCGCATATACGATCAATAATCCAGTTCAATTGGACTGCGAGCTGCAACTCATAAGTCCGGTGTTCAACATTTAGTAACTTAACAGGATATCACTATGCTCTCATATCAAGTAGTCCTAAATACGCCTTTCATGACGTATGACCAATACTCCCAGTTCTCTGGAATGCCTAAGCGCACCATCATGGATTGGGTCGCAGATGGTCGCTTACCTATTAAAACTAAAGCAAAAGGTAAAGAAACCCCTCTCATCAATATGATCGCCTTAGTTGAAATGGCGACTCGTGAAGCCATGGAAAAGTTGGGGTAGGCCGTCATGTGTTTATCTTCCTTAATTCCGACTAAAGAGTATTGCCCGTTGTGGCTCAATGTTCTTGGTTGGGGCTTCGTTTTCGTCCCGTTTGTCTTCAATTGAGTATTGGTTATGAACGAAATTGACTCAATGTGCGAATTCCGTGGCTCTAAACAAAAGGCATTTAACGAAGCGTGTTGTGCATTTGCGAACTCAGAGAACATGACCAAGTTAGCAAAGACCGTGGATATGAATGCCACTATGCTGCGCAATAAGCTCAACCCAGAGCAGCCGCACATCCTTACCAGTGTAGAACTTGTGATGATCACCAAGGCGAGTGGTAACTTCACCATTCTTAATAGCCTTTTGCTTGGCCTCGGTGTGGTGACCGCACAAATTCCCAATGATGCGAGTGAAGGAACTTTCATTAAACGCGCATTAGAAAACGCGATGCACTCCGGTGATTTATCTCGCATGGCTTTAGCACATGCAGGACAAGATCGCCTTAGTCGCACCAACAAACACGTCATTATCCAAAAGGCACAAGCGGGTATTAGCAACCTTGTGCTTCTTATCAACGATATAGAAAGCCGCACAAAAGGCGTTTCCCCATTCTTAGCTATGAGTGTGGATTTGGTCGCCAATGGTTCGGCTATTCCCGGACTTACTTAGGAGAAACTTCGATGAAATCGACCAACCCAATTCATAGGCCTTGTCCAGATTTACCTGCTTACAGCCTTAACCAAGAGCAGAAAGCGAGAGGCTTAGAAATGATTAAACAAGTCAAAGCCCAAGTTCGTGAAGGTGTACTTACCAAGCTGAGAACAGAGTACGAAGAAACGGAGAACCCAACGTTGAAGACGGCGATTAGCCGAAGAGCCAAAAGTATTAAACGTAACTGGTCATAACATTAAGCTAAGGATCAAGAATGAGTATCGAGACGCAAGAAGTCGCTAATAAACGCGCGATTCAACATACCGTGAATTCTATTTTCAATTTGGTATTTGAAAACAGTGAAGCGATTGATTTACGGATTGAGTTTTCAACCAAACGTGAGTACTTCGGTGTATTTCACTTTGAAGGAAATCGTACTAAAGAGCTTCATTTAATCGTTCTGCTTGATAGTGAGTCAGCACTGGCGGAGCTACTAGAAGTGGAAGATACGTTAATCGACCGTATAGCGGAGTTGAAAGAACAAAAAGGGAAGGCAGCATAATGGAATATTCAGCAGTCTTTCTTTGCCCAAGCGGCGGCATTGTTCGTCATGAAGAAACTCAACAAGTCGCCAATGTTAAGGTTGGTGATTTCGAATCAATGGATGATGCAGTTAACCAAGCTTGCTTAACACTTGAGTGTTCCCATTTACACAAAGGGGTTATCTCAAAGGGAGAAGGAAAAAGTGGTTTTATGGTGATCACTAATCAGGAGTTGGATGAAATATGAGTGAAGCATTAAAAGTTGCCGCTGAAGCACCTGATTATATCGAAACCTTATTAGTAGAAATGCTGCAAGGTGATTATCCCGATAATGAAGTGCTGTTAGGCACTTTACTTTCTGGTGACGAGTCTATTCAAATTCAATTGAAGATTACCCGCAAACCAGAAGACTTCTTGGATGAGTGTTGATGTATGGAATTGAATGATCTCCTCTACAGTGCAGGGGCTGTAATGCCCCTCGATAAAATTCGTAGAAACGACGCCAGCTATAACGCTGGTTTTTTAGTATCCAAAATTTACACCGACCAAGAACAAGCACTTTTAGATTCTGGCTTAGTGAAGAAAATCCCGATTTACGATCGCGTTTTTAATCAAAAATCTAAACGAGAGTTGGAACTGAAGAAGTCTACTGATCTCTTTAAAGCGCTTAATCATCGCCCAGAACACGACCGCGAAGCGGCGGCGAGAATCGCCGAAGACAATAGGCTAGTCAAAGGGCGCAAAAGTCCGACAGAAAAATATAGGCATCGAATAGAGCGAAATCGTCAGACTCTGCGATTGCTAGGCAATGTATCGAAGCCGTTGGAAGTTTTGCAAAGCCCAGAGTCGTATTTCAATCACAACTCGCTCTATTGCTCTACAGAGCGAAATACGCCTGCAGTTTTGCGTGACAAAGGGAAGGTTAATCGCTGTGAACCGAAAATTGTTCCTACCTCGGTACAATTGCAGCAGCGTAAGTGCTTCAATCAATACCGAATTCAGCACATTACTCAGACTCCAGCGAGTAAAGCGCCAGCTGCAAACAGTGGTGACAGATATACCGATAAACTTACCAAGCGTGCGGTAACTCAGATTTTCGAAAGCGCTGCATATTCGGCGGTAAGTAACGAAGGTTTCACAACATTTTTGACACTTACTTTTACTCAGGCTCAGCGCTTGGCCATCTTTGGTGGAATGGCTAGTGAATCTGAAATTGGTGGGTTAGGGCCCCGGCATCCAATTCGCTATCGAAGAAACATGGTGACTTACGCGAGTAGCTCAACTGAAAAACGAGTGGCCTTACCGGTCATGGATATTGGTGGGCCTTATTCAACCGTCCCATTTGCCAATAGGCCTCGAACTAAGCTGATGAACATCAAGGGAGAGATTGCTGGTGATTATTGCCGCTTGGAGGATAAGCCTACCAGTGGGTTTACATTAGAGAAAACAATTGAAACCACTATGGGAAAAGAGGTTTCCCGGATTCTCGATGCGATGAAGAAAATGTACCAAAGAGGGTGGGTAGCTGATCATACTCTGCAAATTGATACCGATAGCGGACAGAAATACTGTAATTTAAAAACTGAAAAAGTCCCCGCTTATATTGGTAAACCTAGTGAAGTAGGCCCAACAAAGAAACCTCTCGATTTTCATTACATTTGGGTCGCTGAGTGCCCAGCGAATGAGGATGGTGAACCCAATCCTCACGTACATGTTCTTTTAAAGTGGAATGTAGAACCTAGGTTCTTTAGTGCCTGGGCAAAAAGACTAGAAAAAATTTGGGGGCATGGTTTTGCAAAGCTTGAGCGAATCAAAAAGCCTAAAGCTGCAGGTTCTTACATCATCAAAGCGGTGGGCTATGCAGCAAAGGGAGAAAATGCTGAACAAGGTCTGATAAGAGGTAATCGCTACAACATATCGAAATGTACGCGAGCGCCAAAGTGGGAATGCTTGGCCTCTTTTGAAGCCGACAATATGACCGCAGTGATTAAGGAGCTTGGTCATAAACTCGACCAGTGGAAAAAACCTTTGAAGCGCAAGGTATCAAAGTTGATTGTTGCTAAAGCTCAAACTATTAAGGCTAAGTCGATAGCAATCAAACAAGGTAAACCGAAAGAGCTGACGGACAAGATGCAGAGTCGCATTATCCGCTTAGAAAAGCAGGCTGAGAACGTGAATCGAGAGATCCGTGAACGAGGTGTGCATGCTTCTAGCAGTAACCGGTTTTCGGTGACATTCGAAGGTGATGGGGCACGAACCAAGGTTGATGAGTTTCTATATTGGGCAGCTGGTGCTCGTGGTTGGTCTATGGAATGTAGAGATTTAGATTTTGCTGATCTCAAACTAGAGGCTGATGAATATTACGAAAGTAGCTTTGTTCACCACCAGGAACGGCGAGCCTATTGGAAAGCAGTATTTGAAGATAGCCCTCCTATTTTGGATGTGGATGAGAGTGAACAAAGTTACTGGATGCAAGCTCAACAGCAGTACTCAGTTTCTATGTTTGAGCCATCATTGCATTAGCGAAAGTGGGGGATGAATCTCGCTTCATAAAAACACAGTATGAATAGAAATTAAATTACTGTATATTCATACAGTCTTTTGGTTTGGAGTAGAGCTATGTCATTAAAAGAACAGGACATATTTTTACAAGCGATGGAGTTCATTATAGATGCTGTAGCACTCAGCACTGAAGGTGAAAGCAGAGCTGATGTAGGTATTTACTTGATGGGTTTGTTGGTTGCGGACCAAAGAGAAGAGTTGAAGCCTGAAAAGTTAGCAGCAATGAAGCAGCTAATTGAAATGGCTGATGGTGTTGGTAGCCCTGAATTTAAATTGTAATAGTTTTGTCAGGTTTAAATTTGACCACTTTTTGTTGATTAGCATCTGATTGTATAGTGGTTGCAGCTTTTCTTTGTAGACTAATTAGGGGCTGTAATTGTGGCAGTTAAAGCAAGAGACGTTCTGATAGAGAAAGATAACTTCGTTACTTACAATCACTTTTGCAAAAGTGTGAAACTGACGGGTAAGCTTAAGCTAGCAAAATCGGAAAAAAAGATCCTTAAAGAGTTTTACCTACGAGCTACAAGCTTCATTACGACAGGTGCCGATATTATGGTACTAGAGGGAGAGTTGAACAGTCTTGTTGACTCTATCAACGTTGAGGAAGCTAGGAAGAGATGGCAAGAATGGCGCCAAAAACGAAAGGCAGCCAAGTTGAAGAAACGAAAGGCTCGCAAACCTAGTTTAAAAGTCAGTTTATCTGCGGATGATATTCTAGAGTCGAGACGAAGTACGCCGAGAATTGGTCTAGGCTTGGAGTCTCAGCTCAATATACCTAAAGTAAACGCCAAAGATGTAGTTGTAGACCAACATACCCATTCTGAAAAAATAAAGGATAAGCATATCCTTTATGCTGCAGGGTGGAGCTTAGAAGGAGCCTTTGCCAAATAATTAAATTATAGATAATTGTTGTTTCAGTTCTTGGCGTTGATCAGGTGCCAGGGCTTTAACCATTTCAAAAGCTAACTGAGAAGTCGTTTTGGCCGAAGGGCTAAGAGTATGGCTGAAGGTTAGGTTCATCACGAAAGAATGGCCGCATTCGGGGTCACTACAACTACAATATAAATCGCTATAACCCGCTGAAATACGGTTTGATTTTTGTATGCGGGCTTTCTCGCCACACTCTGGGCAAACAACTCTCATATGACACCATAAATCTATCTAAATGATAGGCTCATAGTACTAAATTATGGTGGTGATTTATACAGCTCTACAACTTTTGAGGTCGGCTTTTTGTCTTTATCAATGGGCGTCTTAAGCCAGATTAATTATAACGGTAGTACTATGTAAAAAACGCATTTTGTGAAGTAATCGGTGTTGTTTTGGCGTAAGTTATTGTTATTAATGCTTTTTATTTGGTATGGTTCCCTATGTTTGAATATTAAAGTTAAAGGATGATTTTCCGATGAAACATTTGGGTTTACTTGCCATTTTATCAGTTACTATATCAGGGTGTGCCAATACGGAATTAAGTGAAAGCCTCCAAACAGTAAAGGTTACTGTTAATAAAGAATATAGTGATGTAGTGATCAACAATGCGTTGCGAGCAACATGCTTTGATATTAAGGATATCTATCCAGCATTTGGATGCTCAGCAAGTAAGGAAGATACAAGTACTCAATTCAGTGTTTATGATCTAGTCTCTGACTTTGACTCTAATGACAATGATTTCTTCTACACACGGAAGATTGTGGAAATAGAAAAAAAGTTTGGTAAAAAGAAAAAAGTAATTGATGAAACCCCTTACCTTGGCGGTGATTTGGCCGAGGGTCTTCAAGTTATGCTTCCTAAGTATGACTCTCTGTTAAAATCTAACTTAGAAAAGCAACAGAAAAGATATGATGCAGGTATGAACTTGCAACACTCTGGGCTTGTTGATGAATTTATTAGCGTTAATTCTAAATTAATACCAATAGAGTACTTTGACGAAAAATCCCTGAGAAATGGCTTGGATAAATTTTATAGTGATAATAGAAAATTTAATTATATCTATTCTAAGGAGAATTTTGTTGGTGAATATGGTACATCTAATGAATTAAGGAATCATGATTTTTTTGTTGATATGATCTATTCAGAATTGAAAAAACAACTTATTTCAAGCCTTGAACTGCCAGTTAAAGTTGAATATTGTAACGAAAGTGACAAGAATCTCCGGTTGTGTACAGTATCTTCAACCCCCTTTAGAAAAGGTAATAAGTTTAGCGACTCAAACATAACATTAGCCGCGTTTTATCGTTATAGCAGCCCGTTTGGCTACGTTGTTCGAGTCACAAATAATACTAATAATTATATAACTCTTAAGAACAGTGATGTACTTTATAAGAATAAATATTACTCCGTTGAAGTTAATGGAACATCACTACCACCTAAATCTGAAAAAGTATTTGAGATAAATACACCCAACAGATTTCACCCTTATGTGAAAGCGGAGAGTCGAACAAAAGTAGTTGATTATGGAGTTGTAGCTCGATACGAATATGATGGCCAAAGTAAAATTATTAATAAAACGTTGAAGTATTCTCCTTTCTCTCCATTATATAAATAATCGAAATAGTGCTCTCCAATGCTTGGCATATTATTGATACTGTAATGCGGAGCAATTTAGTATCATGTTCGAAGTGATTATCCCCTACAGCCACCATTTATGGTGGCTTTTTTACGCCTGTTACATAACCCCACCTAAAACACCACTAACCCACGGAAAACGCACTCCTCCTCCCCGCCTGCGACGTTTTTGATCTCATTTTTTCGCAATTCTATTTCAGTGAAATTCTGCCGCCGTGATGGGAGTCCAACAGGTCGCTAACCCTTAAGGAATAACGGGGCTCGCATTAAGTTAGTCGCGCTTAAAATGGCTTACAGAGCGCCGAATAAAATTGCGAAGAGTGCAAAAAATTGCAAGGAATTGAAATTCTGATGATCAGTGTTGATCTGATTGGTTTTGTTAAGTGGTTGAAAATATGGTGTTTTTGTATTTTAGGTCAGTTTTTTAATGATCGTTTTTACTTTGTGATGATCATTTTCGGTGTTGTTCAGCCCTTATGGCACAAGGGCTGAACGCAAATTAAAGAGAAAAACAAAATTGCAAAAAATGTCACGCTACTTAGGCCGCAACATTGTTCAAATTGAAGGTTAAATGGAGATGCTTGGGTACTTCTGGGTCGCGGTTCACGGCGTCCATGAACATTTCACAAGCGGGTATCACTTCATTTTTGCAGTAAACGTAATCAAATTTAATAGGGTCACCACGCGTACCACCGTTTGGAATGATAGCAGCCAGTTCAACAGGGAAGCGATGGCCGGTGATCACCTCTTGTGCGGTGACGTTCTTAATTTTCTCGTACTCATCTTTGGTCGCAATGTCGCCAACGGGTATGAGTTGAATCCCTTTCTCATTGCCGTTTGGAATATTGATGAACATAGAACGGAAGTTACCCACGCCACGGCTTGAAGCCATCTTCTGCTTTAGGTCGTCTTCATCTTCTTTACTTAAGTTCGGGTCGGTAGCGTAGAAGATAAAGCCCATGTGCAAACCGTTCTTATAGTAGCGGCGGCGGAACGTGGTTGAGTCTTGACTAAGTAACGCTGATTGAACACAACCAAGGTAATCCGGACCACCGTAAACTTGCTGGACTGGGTCATATTGTTTGATGAATATGATGTCTTCTTTCTTGTAACTCTTCTGTTTGTCGCCACGCTCTAAGAAAGCAAAATTACCATTCTTACGTTTGCGTAAATACATAGTAGGAATAGGCCATAGCCCAATGACTTTGCCAAAGTAATTACGCAGCTTAAGCAGGGCCGTGTCACCAAATTCTAAGAAGTCATGCACGGCCGATTGCATTTGTTGCTTCTGCATTCCGCCTTGGGTGTAACGACCTGAGATCATATTGCGGCGAGCCATTAAGATAGAACCGTGATAAGCGTTGGCTCTAGTGAGTTTGTTTAACCCAGCTCTATCCAAAGGTGGTTCCCAGTAGTCACCGTCTTCGTTGTAGTAAAGCTCGTTGTAATCGTAGTTGGTGAAATCACGATCCATGATTTCAGGCTCACCAAAGCTAAACATCAAGCTTTCATCATTAGCGGATTCTTTCGTGATTATCTCTGTTGTCTGTTCAGTCATTGATTTACATCTGCCATGTTGATTTACGTTTTTCAGAGTGATCGAGCGGTTCATTAATGCAGGCATGAGAAATCGCCCAGAATGCATCGGCATGTCCGGTTAACTCGCTGCGCTCTGCTTTGAAGGTCATGTTGTTACCGCTATTGGTGGTCGCTCGCTTGATGGCCATGAATGCCATTGCGATATCTTTGTGCTCAGCATCAAACTGAATGCGGTTGGCTTCGACCACATCTATCATCTTCATCACCAACCGGTTCTTACTCTCATTGCTGTATTGAATAGCCACGGTTTCACGTGGGTGTTTCTTGTTAATCAGGTCATAGACACCCGCGCCAATGCCCGTTGTATCGATACCCAAATAGCTCACGTTATAACGTTCAAATACCTTTGAGACTTGCTGCGCCTGATACTGAAAGTTCAACCCTCGCCAGTAGTGCTTTTCAAGTACTCTGAATTTTTCAACGGCAACAATGGGCGGTGCTACGACAACTAAACAAGCATTGTCTCGAGTTCGGCTTGGGTCGTACCCTAGCCAAACTTCACGGCGATCGAAGGGGTCTTTGTCATTGGGCTTGAAGTCTTGCCACCGACTAATGTCTACCATGGCTTTTTCAAGGGCTGAGAACTTGAAGACGGAGCTGGCGCCATCAACGAAAATACACATAAACAGGTTATCGAAATCGTCTTTGCTGTATTCGTCGCGCAGTTCATCAATATCAAAAAGCTCACAACCACCTGCAGCTGCATCTTCAATCGTGACTACGTAACGCCACTGCTTATCCGGGCAAAGTCGACCGCCGTTTCGATATTCGTCAAAGGTAGGAAACTCAATATTGGTGCGAGTATCACGACCTCTACGCCATTGGTCACCGGTCCAAAATGTATAAGCCTGGTGCGTTTTGGCGGAAGGGGTCGAGAAGTAGGTTTTGCGCCAGTTCTTATGGGTGGCCATGGCTGAAGCAAGTTTGTTGAGTTCATCAAATTTCGGGATCCAGAAATACTCATCCACATAAACGTGGCCATGATAACTTTGCGCGGTTTTTGAGTTGGTCGATAGGAAGCGTAGCTCGGCACCGTTAGAGAGGATGATCGGGTTGCCCGACAATTCAACACCTAAGAACTCTTCACCAATCGCAATAATGTAGCTTCTGAATACTTCTGCCTGGGCACGAGAAGCGGACAAGAAGATTTGGTTGTCGCCGGTTAAAATTGCATCTTCTAATGCTTCACCACTGAAGTAATAGGTGGCGCCAATCTGACGGGACTTAAGAATATTACGAGTACGTTGGTGCAGGTTGTTACGCATCGTGTGCTGATATTCGAAGAGCGATTCATGCCAGGTCGCGAAGTTCTCTTTGGTCAGCTCTGCAATGTTGTTCTTCTTTTTGCTCTTCTTTTTCTGCTTGTCGTCAGACTTATTAGAACGTGAGCTTTTACCGTTAGTTTTAGCTACAGGTTCAGTTTCGTTAGATGAGTGTTTCTCTTCAACTGGCTGAGCTTGAGCATGGAATTTTTTAAGTTGTACGTGGTGCTTGATGAGCCTATCAAGCATGTCGAGCTGGCCTTTGGTTGGGTTTTCCAGTTCAAGCAGGGTTTCAATTCTACGCGTTATCGATTCATCAATCGTTTGCTCGCGCAACATATCACGCCATCCAAATTTGTCAGCCCAGTGATAAATGATTCTGGTGCTGTTCAAACCTAGTTCGGAAGCGATTTCATTGGGCGTCCAAGCCTTTAAATAAAGGGAACGGGCCGCGTGTCGTGTTTCAGGAGAATATGCCATGAACCAATCATACGCCGAGGTAACAGCCTAAATTGCATAGCAAAATTCGGATGGATTCGGATACGTCCTGTATCCGAATTGGTCGGAATTGAAGTGGCTGAAACAGGTAAATCAAAGGCGTATTGTGAAGACCTGAAGCACCTAACTGACAAATTAATACTAGGTAAAAAACTCAAATGGCAAAAACCAGTGATTGGAAAATTGTAGCAACAGAAGGGCCAACGGTTGATGGTCGTAAGATCACCCGTGAATGGCTCACTGAGATTGCAGAAAATTATGCCTTGAGTGAATTCACCGCTTTGATTTGGCCTGAACACAAACGCTTTGCTGGTTACGGAAGTAATTGGGGCAAAGTACTTGCGGTTAAAGCTGAAGAAGTGGATGGGAAAATGCGCTTGTTTGCCAAACTTGAACCTAATCAATATTTACTTGAAGCCAATAAGCTTGGGCAGAAGCTGTTTACCTCCATAGAACCAAATCCAGACTATAAAGGGCAAGGAAAGTGCTACCTGATGGGATTAGCCGTGACCGATTCCCCTGCGTCGTCTGGTGTTTCATTACTTCAGTTTTCGCGACAAGAAGGTCAAACCACAGAGCTGAGTTGCAGCCAACTGGAAGAAATCAGCCTTGATGAGTGTTACTCAAAAACAGACCGATTCTTTGCCTTGTGTAATGCCTTTTTCAATTCTGGTGATGAACAACCAGAGCCACAACCTGATCCTGAACCAGAGGAAGAAGAAGTGACAGAAGAACAATTCAAAGCTGCAATGAAAGAGCAGTTCGGCATTATGAAAGGTGCGCTAAAGGATGAACTCAAGCAAGAGTTTAACCTGCAGGCGCAAACACCTAACGAACCTACACCTGAAGGTGAAGTTCAAACGTTCTCTTTAGAGCAGTTCTCTAGTGAATTAGAGAAACAGCTTGCTCCTGTAGCCGAGCAAGTACAAAACCTTGAAACCCAGTTCGCAGAGCTAAAGCAAGAAAAGCCAGGTCAAAAGCCAGGTGAAGAAGGCAATGGCGGCGAATCAACTGTGGAGGTCGTGTAAATGCTCAATGCAGTATCGACTCAATTTTTAGATGAATATTGCCAAGCCGTAGCAAAAGCGGGCGGTGTTGTAGATGCGTCTAAGCAATTCAACATCACGCCTGTGATGGAAACGAAGCTTCGCCAAGCCATTGTTGAATCTGACTCTTTCTTAAACCGTATTTCGAATATCTCGGTTGACCAAATTAAAGGCCAAGTGATCGATGTGGGTGACAGTGGTTTACTGACAGGTCGAGTTAAAGACGGTCGATTCATGGGCTCTCTTGACCAAAGCGGCAATACCTACGAGCTAACCGAAACGGACTCAGGCGCTCATATCAACTGGATTACGATGACAATCTGGGCGAACTCGGGTGGCAAAGGTCAGTGGATGAAGCTGATGAATAACGCCATCACGCGTAATTTTGCCTTAGATAAGCTGCGTATTGGTTTCCACGGTACTTCGATTGCGGGTGAGAGTACTGACCCCAAAGCTAACCCTATGGGGCAAGACGTAAATAAGGGGTGGTTACAGTTAGCGAAAGAAAAGGCCTCAGCTCAAGTCCTTCCTGCTGCCAAGCTAGATTCAACAGGCGTAACTGTAGGGGCGTATAAAAACCTCGATTCGCTAGTGAATGATTTAATCAATACAACTATTCATGAGGTTCACCAAGGTGACCCTGACTTAGTCGTACTGATTGGCCGCAACTTAGTGGCTGCAGAGCAGCATCGCTTATTGGAATCAGCGGAAGTACCGACTGAGCATAAAGCAGCTCAAAGCTTAGCTAAGACCGTTGCAGGTAAAACGGTGTATACACCGCCATTTTTCCCACCAAATATGATTTGGGTAACGAACTTAACCAACCTGCAGATCCTGACTCAAAAGGGTACGCAGTGGCGTAAGTCTCGCAATGAAGAAGACCGTAAGCGCTTCGAAACGTCATATCTTCGCCAAGAAGGTTATGCCGTGGGCAACTACAACAAGTTTGCAGCTATCGAAGACGTAACTGTTGTTGAACCAGTACCAGCGTAAGGGTGAATCATGGCAAGTCCATTAGCTAAGTTACGCCAAGAAGCATTGGCAAAACAGCAAAAGAAATCGACACCTGAGAAGCAGTTTGTCGCTAACCCAAACAGTTTACACCTGCTTCTAGCTGAACTCGAAAGTGATTTGAAGGTGCTTAAAACCTTCAATCGAACGGATGAAAAGGTTAACCACAAACGTGAAGTTTTGGTCCCAAAATACCGCGAAGCGATTGAAGCTTACCTTGCTGGTGACGAGCAGTTCGATAATCCGTTATTTACTCAAATGGTAATTTGGCTCTTCGATATCGAAGATCTAGAAACTGCCATTGAGTGGTGTGACATTGCTATCGAACGCGGGTTCGATACTCCTGAGCGATTCAAGCGAGACTTTGCCACATTCTGCGCTGATGAAGTGTTGGCTTGGTCAGAGCGTATGGCGGGTAAAGGCCAATCAATTGAACCGTATTTCTCCCTGGTGTTTGAGAAAGTGACCAACGAGTGGAGCATCAACGAAAAGCCCACGGCGAAATGGTTGAAGTTCGCAGGTTTATATCTACTTCGTAACGATGAAGGTAAGCCTCATGCGGCTTCTGTCGGTGATATTGAAACGCTTCAGAAAGCTCGTACACACCTTGAAGATGCGCATGAGCAATACAGTGCCATTGGTGTTGGAACCATGATCGATAACATCGACCAACGTATCCGAGCATTAGAGAGTGGCGACAACCTCTAATTAACATCTCCTAAGCCGTCGCGCCTCGGCTGACGAGGAAGAACAAGTGATTTATCACCCTGTTTATTCCGTCGAATCAGTGGCTAGAGGCGCACCTATTTAAAAGGGATTAAGCATGTTTACGGGTTCTTCAGATGCGCGTTATCAAGATACTGAAATCACTAATGATGATTTCTGGCCCAACTTAAACGTAGGTGACTTTGAAAAGCGTAGGGGAATACCAGCAGCGCAAGATCCTGAACGCATCACAATTGCTTTAGTGAATGCAATGGCAGAAGTGAACCGTTCTCTTGCTCGACTAAAAGCTGAGTATCAAGAGCAAGGTTACGAAAACGCCGCTGATGTTCCAGTCACGCCCATTGTGAATGGGAAAAACCGCTTAGTGATTCAGTATGAATCTGCGGTTAATTCGAGGGCTAAGGCTGATCTACTTCCAGATATTGCAACGGTTCATACAAAAGATAAAGGTGACCACCTCGCTGATAGATCAACAGACACACGTGACGACCTAATGGCAGAAAGCCAACGAGTGATTAGAAATATGCTGGGTGTTTCTCGTTCGTCGTCTGCTTTGTTGTGAAAGGAACGGCGATGAGTACTCAGTATCAAGCCGGTTACAAGTTACGAGACTTAAACGCATTTTTATCCAGTGTAGTGGGCGACAAGATAGCCAAGCGCATGGAATGTGAAATGGGCAAGGTGGAATTGAAACTGGAAACGAAGCACATGGGGCAAGGTTTCGACCTGCTTTATCAACGTTATGTTGCTGACTTTTACTTCGATAAGTTTCCTTTTAAAGAATATGACCCAGCGGTGTTGTTCGCGAATGTTGGAGCTTGGTTGATGGATAACGATTCAGGCCGTTTCCGCATCGAAGACCTAGACGACCCAGACGTCGACATAGTGCTAGAAGATGAGAGCAACGCCGAAGTGCTGATCTCAGTCATTTTTGAAGAACCTGTCAAAGTGAAGGCAGATCCAAGCGGACCAATCTATTGGAATGGTCAACGCTGGAAGATTGAAGAGTATGAGATTTGGCAAGCGGAAAGACTATCAAAGGTAGTTATTCGGAATGCTTGAGATACGGTCCGATAAGCGTAGCTACCTGCGAGTTCAAGAGCAGTTCGAGCTACTAAAACTTAATAAAAAAGCCAGATCTAGAGTGCTGAAAGAGCTTGGCAAATACATCACCAAGACGACCAAAAAGAACATTCGAGCGCAGCGTGACCCAGACGGCACTCCTTGGGCGAAGCGTAAGAAAGGTAGAAAGAAAATGCTTAGGGGCTTTACCAAGCGGCTAAAGCATTTTCAAAAAGACAATAACCGGACTCTGGTTGTTGGTTGGCCATCAAGACGAGGTTCCGTTGCGTTGGCTCACCATACTGGTGAAGCAGAGCAAAGCGGACTGCAGCAGAGGTTCAAGCAGGCAAAGAAAGCCAAAGAGCCAAAGAAAACAGACCCGGCAACGAGAGAACAGGCGAAAGAGCTACGCGATTTAGGTTTTAGGCTACCGCCTCAAGGACGGCAGAAACGAGGCAAAAAGCCGACGTTAAAGTTTATTACTCAAAACATGACGGTGGCAGAGGTCGCCAAACTGATTAGCGACTTGGAAAACAAGCAGCCTGCTCGTAAGTGGGCAGTCGATAGAAAAGAACGCCGGTTGATAGGCATCAGCCCCAAACGGGCAGCAATGATTATCAAGCGCGAACTGAAACGAAACAGGAGCAACTAAACATGGCATGGCCTACCGTCATTATTAACATACTAAACATGATGCGCGGATCTATTCCGGGCGTTGAATTTCACTTTCTGTTTGTTGTGTACGGCACCGTCGCGGGCTCTGAGCGCAACCTAATCATGGTAGACAACACCACAGATTTTGCTGATAGCACGTTCGATAACATCGACCCAGTGCACATGCTCACACTAAAAGCGGCCCAGTTAAACGGGAAACAAAACTGGACTGCAGGTGTGATCGTTTTAGACCCTGCAGACAGTTGGCAAGCCGCCGTTTTTAAAGCCAATGAAACATCGAGCTTCGAAGCTGTTGTGCTTGATAACCCCGATACTGGCACATCAACCCTAGAAGCCGCTGTAGCCTGCCGGACTGAACTCAAAGCCAAGTTAGGTCGTGAGGTGCTTATGATCTGCACCTTGCCGGGTATCAATGATGATTCGGTGTCAGGTGAAACGTGGGCGCAGTGGTTGGCTGCTACGGTAGCGGTACCCAAAAGTATTGCAAGTGAGTACATCACCGTTGTTCCTCAAGTTCACAAAGAGAACTCAACGGTAGGTATCTACGCAGGCCGCTTGGCAAACCAAGAAGTATCGATCGCAGATTCCCCGGCACGAGTAAAAACAGGCAGCGTACTGGGTAGCATGGCTCTGGCGACGGATAAAGACGGCAAGCCTTTGGAACTGGCAACGCTGAAAGCAATGGAAGCGGCTCGAATTGCCGTTCCAATGTGGTACCCAGATTATCCGGGTCAGTATTGGACAACAGGCCGCACCTTAGATGTGCCGGGTGGTGATTTTCAAGATGCTCGCCATATTCGTGTCGCGATGAAAGCCGCGCGTAAAGTTCGTGTACGTGCGATTGCTCGAATTGCTGACCGTGAATTCAACTCGTCACCAGGCAGTGAAGCAAGTGCCAAGCTCTATTTCACTCAAGACCTGCGTGAAATGGCTGTGGTAAAGAAAATCGGAGACTACGAGTTTCCTGGTGAAATTAAACCGCCACAAGATGAAGACATCACTATCACTTGGGTTAACAGTGAAGAAGTGGAAATTTTGCTCGCGGTTATGCCTTATGAATGCCCAGTGAAAATTACCATCGGCATCATGCTCAACAAACGACTAGGAGAGTAATCAATGCATTCTCGTTATACAGGTCGAAGCTTCGACGTAAACATGCTGGGTGTTCTGGTTCACGTGGAATCAGCAACCGCCACCATCAATGATGAATCAGCCGTTGATAAAGAGCGTGGTATTCCAACGGGTTTTACTCACGGTGCAGTTGGCTGTGAAGTTGAATATGAGTTGGACTTGAACAACTTCCGTAAGTTACAGCAAAAGGCACGTGAAGCAGGTAGCTGGCGTGGCATCAAACCTCACGATTGCATGTTTTATGCGAATACGGGTGACGACGAAGACAAAGTAGAGCTATTCGGTGTGAAGCTACAGATTTCAGATTTGTTAAGCATTGACCCTAACAGCAGTGACACGACCAAGCGCAAGCTGAAAGGTTTTGTGACAAGCCCGCTCTTTGTTCGCATCAATGGTATTTCATACCTAAGCAAAGACGACACTCGTGGTCTTCTTTAAGCCTAACTAGAGAGATAACGAATGCCGGATTTTATCGACCATGCCAGTAGTAATGAAGCCAAATTCACCGAAATGGCAATTGCAAGCCAACGTAAACGGTCAGTTCAAAAAAGCGAGCAAGAAAGTGCGCAAGAGTGCCACGAGTGTGGCGATGAAATCCCAGAGCTGCGCCGTATTAAAGTCGTAGGTTGTAAGTATTGCGTTAGCTGTCAGCAGCTAGCAGAGAAAGGTCTAATTTAGGGTTTTCCAATGAAAAAGCTATTGATGAAACGCCGCTACTTTGAACACGGAACGTATTCGACTCTGCATCGTGAAGATGGCAGCAAAGTGTGTTGTGTTGTTGAACGACCAATGTTGAATAACAAGCCAAGCGAATCTTGCATTGTTGAAGGTACATATAGCTTGTTCCCTCATGAGTCCCCACGATTTGGTGAATGCTATGCCTTAGAAGCGGGCACTTTGGGTGTGACTCGACAGGGGCCAAGTCTGCGCACACATATTCTAATCCACAAGGCTAACTCACCTAAAGAGTTGCAAGGATGTTTAGCTCCAGGTGTTGATTTTGGTTTTGTGAATGGTGAGTGGGCCGTTGTGAATTCCACGGCAGCATTCAATGTGCTCATGGCAGAGTTAGCTGGCGAAACTGCGCAACTCACCATTATTAAGGACTGATTATGTGGGACAAGGTTAAATCGTTGATCGGCAGTTCTGCTCCATTGATTGGAACGTTGATTGGCGGGCCTGTCGGTACGGCAGTGGGAGGATTGGTGTCTAGTGCACTCGGTGTCGAAAATACGCAGCAGGCAATAGAGAAAGAACTGGCAGCAAATCCAGAAGCTATTTTGAAACTAAAACAGTTAGAAGCGCTTCATGAAGTAGAGCTGAAACACTTGGCATTTGAGCACGCAAAGCTCGAGAGCGAAGAACGCAAGTTAGCCCTCACTCAACAACACGCAACGATGCAGGCTGAGCTTGCTAGTAATGATCCTTATGTGCGTCGCTGGCGTCCGACTTGGGGTTACTCGATGTGCGCTGCTTGGGTGTTGCTGTTTTTGAGCCTAGCTGTCGTCATGATGTTTCATCCAGAGCAAGCCGCCACTGTTGTGAATAGCGTGGTAGCTATGACGCCTCTGTTTGGTATTGGGCTGACAGTTCTTGGTATCAACATTCACAAGCGTTCACAAGACAAACAAGTGTCTATGGGCAATACACCATTAGGCGCAATTCATACCCTGAAAACGGCGATTAGAGGGGGCTAGATGGCGGACTGGCTAGCTGCACTTGCAGCAGTAGGAATGTTGATTGCCGTAGTCGTGGGTGCGGTGATCACCCGATTAACAGCTGTTTCTAAAGATTTGGCTGAACATAAAACCCACGTAGCTGAAACCTACGCAACCAAAGACGATGTAAAAGAGTTGGGCGACCGAATGGAGCGCAATATGGCATCGGGCTTTGATCGAATTTACAACTTATTGAAAGGAAGAGACGCAGCATGACTAAACCAACTTTCACATCAAAACCTGTAGTAGTCGTAATCGATGGTACTGATTTTGAGTTCACACCAACGGTGCAAGACGCGAACAACCATACCAATGACATGATGCCAAACAATAAAGTGGCGCCTGCATACACGTATTTGACTCGCACGGTGAAACCAGAACAGAAAGACGCGCTGATCGCTTTGCTTGATAACGTGCCTGGTTTAACCATCGAGCTATTTGCAACGGTGAGTAATGCCTCTAAAGGTGGGATTGAAATCACACTAAAAAAATAACCGACAGGGCAAAGCGGATTGAAGATAACCCACTTGAACAAGCCTTTGCCCTGCGTCGTCACTTTCTACCCAATGAGCTCGACGACGAACAAAGTTTAAGTCGTGCCGTCTGGCTCGATAAAAACCAGTTTGAACGGAGCGAACGAGCCGTGATGAGCGCAATCAGCCGATTGTTCAGTAAATAATAGAAGTAAAGAGCGGGTCAGCATTACGCAATGAGTATGGAAAAGCTATTGATGCACGTGGCACTGGTTGATCAAATAACCAAGCCACTGCAAGGCATTACCAAACAAGTGCAATCTTCCATGGAAGCAGGCAAACAAGGCATGCAGAACATGGCGACAGGTGGCGCGGGTTTGGTTGCAACTGGCTTTGCTATTCAAAACGCGTTGATGCCTGCGATTGAAATGGACAGAAAGTTAGGCGAAGTGAAATCACTGGGTGTACTGGATGAGGATCTTACCCAGCTTTCAAAAACGGCGCTCTGGACATCGGTTCAATATGGTAAGTCAGCGACAGATATTGTCGGTGCCTCATACGATATCAAATCGGCATTTGGTGATATTAGCGGTGCTGAGCTTTCAGATATTACCAAAAGCTCGGCAGTACTCGCGGCCGCAACCAAAGCTGACACGGCCACCATTACCAATTACATGGGCACTATGTACGGCATATTTAAAGATAGTGCCGATGAAATGGGAACTGGGATTTGGTCTAAGCAAGTCGCTGGCATGACCGCTCAATCTGTTGAGATGTTCAAGACTACGGGCGCAGGCATGAGTAGTGCTTTTACCAGTGTTGGAGCGAATGCAACGGCGGCAGGTATTGCCATGGAAGAGCAAATGGCGATTCTTGGTAAGTTACAAGCGACAATGAGTGGTAGCGAAGCGGGTACTAAGTATCGCGCTTTCTTGGGCGGGGTAGCAAAAGCCCAAGATGAACTAGGGCTCAGTTTTACGGATAGTCACGGCAATATGCTTCCAATGCTGGATATCCTTGAAAAGCTCAAAGGTCAGTATGGCGATACGCTTAGCGTAGCGGAATCAGCAGAGTTGGATAAAGCGTTTGGTACAAAAGAAGCCACAGCCATGATCAAGTTACTCATGGCTGATACCGAAGGGTTAGCAGGGAGCATAGAAACACTTGGCCAAGTACAGGGCATGTCAAAAGCTGAACAGATGGCAAGTGACATGACCGACCAATGGGAACGCTTGCAAGCCGTGTGGTTTGCCGTTCGCGCAGCCGTGTTTGGTGCCATTCTTCCATCTATCAATGCAGTTGTTGGTTCGATGGTTGACGGGTTGATGATGGTTGTCGGTTGGACAGACGAGTTTCCTTTTCTGACCGATATTCTGGGTTATGTCGCGATTGCAGGTTTATCCCTTGGTGGTGTGGTAGCAACACTGTCACTCGCAATGGGAATCGGACAAATGATGTCTGCAGGTTGGGCTGTCACATTGGCTAGCTTAAACGGCATCATGAAGTTACTGCGTATCAGTGCGATGGCAAGCACTGCCGCCGCTTGGTTATTCAACGCAGCGTTATGGGCGAACCCAATCACTTGGGTGGTGGCGGCTATTGCGCTACTCATTGGTGGACTTGCGGCGGCAATTTATTGGTGGGACGACTTAACCGCCGCCTTTAAAGACGCTTCTTGGTTTGATGTGATAGCAGGAGCTATTGAGGGACTTGTTGATTTACTCAATATGATCCCTGGTGTTGATATTGAGCTGGGTAGCAAGATCGAAACACCGGAGGTAAGCGCCGCGGTGGAAGCAGAGCGCCATGCACCTAAGTCAATTGAAGCGGTGCCGTTCGACTCCCCTGAAATTGCATTTACAAATTCAGAGCCTCATACCGCGGTTGATATGGCAAACAATCCGTCAATGGTGCCGGATACACAAGAAATACCGCCGTCTAACGGTGGCAGCATTGCTGACTATAAACAGCCAGGCACAATGCCAACGCTTCCGCCTAATATGGTTCAGAACGTCACGACTACACATAAACCGCAAGATAGCAACATGACTTCATACGGTGACGTTTACATTACTGCGCCGAACGGGGTTACACCGGACCAATTAGCTGAATGGGATGAACTCAATGCCGGATAGCGATTTGTCAGAAAGCAAAAAATACATCGACATCAAAGTAATTGATGGTGGTTGGGATATGGACGCGGGCCAACAGCCTGCCGAGTGCAGCGATTTATACAGTATCGCGCAAGATATCAAACACGCCATTATGGAGTCAGGTTTGGCGCGTCAATTGGTGGCAGAGCGTAACCCAGCCTTGCGCAGTGATGTAATGGTGCAGATAGAGCAGCTAGCCGAGCGTGATGTCAGAGTCGTTCCTGGCACTGCCACCGCAACAGAATTAGAAGCGGGTGACATCACCTTAACCGCAACCGCTTATGAATATGGTGATCTAGAACTTTCTGTAGGAGGTAACGGGGCATGAGCAAACGACCAAGTGCAAACTTTATCAAGATATTAAGTGAGTCGGGTGTACCGGTTACCGAAGATGAATTCGAGACCAAACTAAAATTAGAAGTGGTAGGGGCTGGCAGCAAGGTGTCTAACGACTCTGAAATGTCACCGTTTTGGCGATGGGTTCGCGCAGCCGTAGTTACCCCATGTGCATGGCTAATCAGAACACTATTAGCCGAACACGTAATGCCGAATATGTTTGTAGCGACAGCAGAACGTTGGGCCTTGGAATTGAAAGCTTGGGATCATGACATCGAGCCGAAAGACGCTGAGAAAACACAAGGCAATATCACATTAACCAAGGCGAACGCGGCTGATGCTGTCACGATAGATGCGGGTAAGGTGGTGCAAACCCTGCCGATTGATGGTGTGGTGTATAAAGTTCGAGTGCTTGCCGAAACCGTGATTGAAGCTGGTCAGCTAACGGGCAAAGTATTGGTTGAAGCATTCGAAGCAGGCGCAGCTTTTAACTTGTCTGCCGGTTACTTCAATATTATTCCTGAAGAGATCCCTGGCATTGTCGATGCGGTTAACGAACCTGACTGGATAACCCAATTAGGCGCAGACGCTGAAAGCAATGAAGAACTGGCACTGCGCATTCAGAACGCTTTCACCAGTTCAGGTGAGTGGCATATTGATGATGTTTACCGTTCCATTATTTCCAGTGTTGCCGGGATTCGTAGCGATAACATCTATTTCAACAATACAGGTGAAGTGACACCAGGCACTGCAGAAGCGTTGATCTTAATGGAGGTCGGAGCAACACCACAGCCCGTTCTTGACCAGTTAAATGACCACGTTATGGCTAAAGGGCATCACGGCCATGGTGACGTGCTGACTTGTAAAGCCATTCCAGATACTGAGCACGATGTGATCGCCGATGTTGTATTGGTGGCGAACTTGGACGAAGAAACCAAAGTTAACGAACTGCTGGAAGTCGAAAGCCGTATCAGGGCTGCATTTCGTGAGACGGCAGCTTATCCAGAAATGACCCGCGCCAAACCTGAAAGTCGCTTTAGTCTTTCTCTGCTTGGTACTGAGATCCACACCAATATGGCGCAGGTCGAGTCGGTAAAGTTCACCGTAGGCGGAAAGGTTCAAGAGGACATTATCAGCGACCTAGAGCAACCACGTTTGAAAACGCTAACGGTAAGGTCGTAAGCCATGTCTGAACCTCAAAGCTACAACCAAGAGCAACATGCACCAGAGTTACCGGAAACGGTTATTCCATGGTGGCAAGACGGAAGCACCACGTCGGAAGAAATCAAAGAGCCTCACTTTCTATCAAAAGGCGTGTTTGCATTCTTCCAAATGGTTTGGGGTTGGTTGCTGTTCCCGCTTCGCCAAATGGATGCGCTGACATGCTGTGAAAACACCTTGGAGCTGATGGCTTGGGATAGAGACATCAAACGCTTTGAGGGGGAGCCGCTTTCGCTGTTTCGTAAACGAGTGAAATACGCTGCTGTGAATGCCAAAGACGCAGGCAGCGTTGCTGGGTTTAAACGAATTTTTGAAAGATTGAGCATTGGTATCGTTGCGTTTAAAGAGCGTGAAGATGCAGTGCAGTGGGATGTTTGCACTATTGAGCTAACAGACGGTGATATTTCCAATAACACCAAGTTGGTTCAAACACTCATTGAACAGTATGGCCGGACGTGTCGCCGTTACCGCTTTCAAGTGACGTTCCCGACAACCTTAACCGCAGCCAGTGGCGAGTTCTCACACAATCTCAGCCTGTTTTTAGCAGAGACTAAACAAGCTGTTGAAATGAATGTGAAACCACAACCAGTTGAACATCAACAACAAGTCTTTATTGCCAGCCTTTAGGTTGCGACCTTTGAACGGTATCGAGGAGGTACCCAATGAGCCAAACGGCGATCCCGCTCGAATTTGAGCGTTACCTGCAAAATCAGATAAGTGTCGGTAATGCTCCTGACATGAACGAAATGATTTTTGCGCACATTCCGGGGTTAGACCCAAGCCAGCCAATTAACCGTGGAAATGGTTTGCCTGATGTTTCGCTATGGGTTCACCAACAAGACATAGACCAAGTGGGCAAACTTGGTGACAACGCACTGGCATATTCAGTTGTGATCCCCGGTACCGTTGCAGAGTTCACCTTTAACGCGATTTATCTACGTGACAAGAATGTACCTAGTTCTTGCGGAATGGTGGTGCACAAAGCCGAAGAAACCAAAGAAAACGGTATGGCTAGCACAAAGTCATTGGTGCAAGCCTATGACGGAGCCGCGCAAATCGCTGGAATTACCGTTGATGCTTCGACGTGGCAGATTGACTATCAAGCACGTTTGAAAGGCATTGAAGAAGACCACCGTTTGGCCTGCTTAGATAACTATGGTCATACGGCTTTTGTTGATGGGTTCGACGTGACCCAACAAGCTGACCCGAACAAGTACAAAGTGACTCCAGGTGTTGTTTATGTCGGTGGTTTACGTGGTGTGTTATCGGGAGAAGTGCTGCAAACCATCACCACTAACCCCAACGGTTTATACGTGGATGTCGTTCGCCAAGGTACTGCGCTTTCAGTGTGGGAAAACAAAGTAACAATCGCAGTTTCTGAAACCGAGTTAACCGATTATGTCGACGGCAACGGAGATCTGCACTATGTCGCTAGGTTGGCGGGAATTAATGCTGATGGTTCAGTGGTTGATTGGCGGGTTGGTACACCTTTTGACCTACTGTTGGACGAACTAAACAAAGGACAGTTCTCGTTATGGCATGCTGAACGAGTATACAAAAAAGGTGAGAAGGTCTCTATTTTAGAAGGCGACGAATATGTGGACTATTGGAGTAATAAAGGTAATAAAAACGTTATGCCTAGTTTGCATGATGGCACGGATACTTGGAGGCGTTATCCATATTTATATATTGGGAATCAACATGGCGAAGCCTTTCAGAGATACGATGGCTCATTGTATATGCAAGGTGCTGCGGTACCAAATCAAGGTGCGTTTCAGTTACTTGGCCTTGTCCAGTAAAAGAAATTCCAAATAGAAACCGGATTAAGGTATCAGGTAATATTAACTACGGTGCTGAAGTGAAAAAATATCCAGTTAATGTCGTTGTATCATCCACAATGTCAGGTTTTAGTGGAAACCAAGGATTGTTGGACCAAACATATGGGACATGGTCAGTGAATTGGTCTGTCGAGGGGGCTAAATGGGCAGATTGATAAATAGATTCTTTCAGGAACACGGACAAGGAAGTACTCGAGGTTTTATATTGGTTTCTGATGACTTTGAACCTTTAAACCGCAAACCATTAAATGGATGCGAATGGCGATGGATAGATTTTGAAAAAGGTTTATATGAAGAAAAAGAAATCAGTTCTTCTGATCCTGATTTCGTTGAAACTTATAATAAAGTCGACGAAAGACGCCGAACTTTATATGCTCAATCAGTAGATCCGATGCTTGCAGAAGCCGCAGTGAAAAAAGCTCAAGGAAATGAGGAAGAAGCTGCCATCTATACACAACAAGCATTAGATTTGCGTTCAAAAATCCAAGCCGAACACCCTTGGCCGACTCCGCCAGAGCTTTCTTCCGAGGTATAAGCCGTATGTGGAAACAATCCCCACTCAGTTGGCCTAGCAGTTCACAAACCATTCAAACCAGTGCCGAGCAGGTAACAGACCAAATCGGCATAACGATGAACGATGCAGTTAATCGTTTAATTAACCTTGAAAGTGACGCCAATTATGGGCGTCACTCTTTAAGTGAAGAAGCCTGTGCGTTAATTGGGTTACGTGGTGATCTTGAATCTTTGTTACGAGCTGGCACCGTACTAACTGCAACACCTTATCAGTTTCAAGTCGGTACCAAGCTGGATTCGGGTTGTTACCTAAACCCACAGGCGGCAGTCAAAGTGTTATCTGGAAAGCTCCGTGATCATGCTGACAAGTACCGACCTTTACCTAAAACAGAGGGCGGTAATCTTCATTGTGTCGCGCTTATGGTGACAGCTTCGCAGTTGGTACAGTTCGCTAATCAGTTGGCGGATCTTGTTTCCGTGTTTCCTTTACCAGATTGGTGTCAGGTGGCTAGGCAAACTCAGGCACTAGTGACCAAGGAAACCGATAAGCTTCACCAACCTGCTGCAATCGCTCAACCTCGCTTTAAACCTATGGCGAAACTCAACGCTAATCCATTGCATGACGCTTTGCATTGGCAGGGTGCGCAAATCGCCACACTAGAATCGTTAGCTGATGATGCAAGCAATGTGATCTGTAAACTGCAGGTACTAGCAATAAAGCGAGCCAACAAACTTAGTGAAGTAAAAGCCCAGATAAATGCACTTAAAAACCTAAAAGGTAGTGTTTACGCTTTTCCTGTTACTGGCAGTGCTGAAAGTATCGCAACGCAGATTAGCCAAGCGGGTGCACCAAACAATCATCAATTCACCGTGGTGAGTCTATTACTCAGCCATGAACCAATGACGTTCTTTGAAGAATTGCTTTGCTAGATAAAGCTCTGATAGGAGGCAAGTTATGTTAGCTCTCAACGGTATGCCGGTTAACTTAGACTCGATGAAAGTTGAAATGTCATTGGAGTTAAAAGACCAGGACATGAGCGGCCAATCATCGGGTACCGATACGGCTGAGCAAGGCGACAAAGGTAAGAAGCTGACCTTCAGTGGCCGTATTCCTTTCACTCGTATAGATACACTTACTCAGTTGTACTCGTTTGCTTCAGATAAAGATGAAACCAACACTCGCCGCGTTTATCGAATAGGTAGTGACATCGCGCTAGCACTCAAGATTCGCAACGTGAAATTCACTGGCCGTATCAATGCGAGAGAGCATGAAACCCTGCAGGCTTGGAACGTCTCTTTTGAGTTGCGAGAGCACAATAGTGTCGCAGAGCAAAAAGAGCAACGAGCCAAAGAACAGACTAAACCAGAGCAACGAGAAAACACTCGACTAAAACAGGCACTGAATAACGCAGAGGAAGCAACGCAATGAAACTAGAGAAACGCCTGTTTATCAGTGGTGAAGAAGTAAAATTGGTGAGCAACATGGTGAGCCTAAAACTATCACTAGGCAGTGTTGCTATCTTCGAAGTTGAAACCAAGGCAAAGCCAGAGCAGTTTGCGTCTGTACGTTTTGATATTGGTTATGAGAACAAAACCGCCCCTTGGTTTGAAGGGTATATCGACAAAGTTCAACCTGCAGCCAACGGTTACCACAAGCTCACGGTCAAAGAGCTAACAGGCATCTTGTCTAAACGTTGGGCTGTCAGCTTAGAGCATCCAACCGCAGAGCAGGTGTTCGACACCCTTTCAGGTTTAACAGGGCTTGAGTTCAGCTTGCCTGATGCGGATTACATCAAAACCATCATTCCAAACTTTGTTAGCCAGGGAACGGGCTATCAATGTTTAGAACAAGTCGCCAAGGCGTTCTCTATTCCTGATTGTGTTTGGTTTCAACATACTGATCAGGTGGTTTACTTCGGTTCGCATCAAAATAGTCACTTCCACAATAAACCGATGGTACTACCGGAAGAGTTCACCAGTCGTGAAAGTGGTAACAGTGTCACTTTTGTACCATTTCCAATGCTTAGACCGGGCAGAGCCATGAACGACAAGCGCGTCAATCGAGTTGATTTAATTCAAGACGAAATGACCGCTTATTGGAAGGCTGAACAATCCGAGGTACCACCAAAGAAACGTGAAACGCTGCAGAACTTCCCAGAGTTGGCAGCGGGGTTTCATTTGCCTAAGTTTGGCCGTGTTGAGGCGATAAGAGACAACGCAACAGCCGGGCAAGTTGCTGACCCATTCCGCCCAAGGTTTGCAATAGATGTTCAGGTGCTCGATGAGAACTTAAACCCAGACATAAACGTGCCTGTCTATCGTTCGATTCCATTGCCTGTTCACATGAGTGGACATGAATCTGGATTGCTGTCTTACCCTTTAGAGGGGACATTGGTTGAAATCGCTTTCGCCTATGGCCGCAATGACAGACCTATCATTCGTGGTATTTATGGTCGTGAATATGCGTTGCCGTCAATAGAACCTGGGGAACAACTGCAGCAGCAACGTGAAGAGGTCAGCAACCGAATTGATGCTGCAGGAAACACCACCCAGCAAACCGACCAAACGCAAAGCCAAATAGCATTTGAAAAGCTGGACCAAGTGGAACGCTATCGTGGTGAATTTGGTCAGCACCACATTTTGGTTGATGAGCACAGCATTGAAGAAGTAATCGGCAAAAAGTTGATAGAAGCATTAGGCGCAATAAACCTAATTGCAGGTGATGACATCGTGCTAGGCAGTTTAGGAAACATGCAGACAGCTACCGCAGGCAAATTAGTGGAGACTATCGGAAAAGTACGCCGAAGCATTGCTGCAGAACACCAATGGTTACAAGCACCCAAAACATGGATTGGCTCTAAAGAAGAGAACGTGCTGATTTTGCTGTCTCAACTTATGCAGGTAGTGAAAGAACTAGCTGATACGCTAGCAACTCATACACACAGCGGTGTAATGGCTGGCCCTGCAACGACCAAAGCTCCAGTTCAAGCGAGTGCTATTAGTGGTCATGGTGAGGGTAGTTCGAACTTGAAAGAGCGACTCAACTCAATTACGCAAACGACTTAGAGAACCAAATGCACAAACAAACGTATTTACAGATAGATGAGTTGCTAACTATCGGATAGAAAAATCGGGATTTCAAATAAGTATGGTGAAGCTGAGCCTATGGAATGAGTAACGGATAACTGCATCATGGTATTATTTGGTTGTAAAAAATAACCGAAGACTTTAAAATTCCAGCGAATTAAAACAACTGAACTTAATAATGAAATCACTGAAAAACAACGAAATTGAAGTGCTTAGAGCTATAGCCATCATTATGGTAGTGGTCGCTCACTTACCATTTTTATTACCGTGGGGGGCTCAGTGGATTTCATCAATAAACACATATACCCATTTTTGGGGGGGTGTGGATATATTCTTTGTTATTTCTGGTTTTTTAATAACTAGAAGTATTTTAAACAGTAAGGTTGAATATCATAAAAAATCGGAATTCATTGATTTCTATAAGGGTTTTTTATTAAGGCGATTCTTTAGGTTAATTCCAACATCTTGGTTCTGGGTTTTGTTCTCAGTTGCAGCTGCAACATTTTATAATCAATATGGGTTTTTCGGAGATGCATTTAGAAATTTAATTGATGCAGTAGGTAACATGTTTTACCTTTCTAATTTTAGGGCGTTTTATTGTGGGCAAGGTGTCGGAGTTCCTTGTGGAATAAACGGAAAGTTATGGTCGTTATCGTTAGAAGAGCAGTTTTATTTTTTGTTTCCAATCGCCATTTTTATTTTTAGAAAAAATGTTGCCTTACTATTAGCTCTAATCATAATCATTCAGTTTCCAATGCAGAGGATTATTGGGGAATTTCTATGGTATTTTAGAACTGATGCTATTGCGTGGGGATGTCTCATAGCTATTTTTTCAAGGTCTAAGTATTATAGAAATATAAAACCTACTTTTTTTAAATATTTTCCATTAAGAGTAATAACTGTTGTTTCTTTACTCATTATTAATATATTGTTTGCTCGCTCATACTATAGTGATTTAACTCCTTACTCTATTGGAGTTATAGCCCTAACTTCAGCAATTTTAGTGTGGATAGCATCGTATGACGAAAACCTGTTATTCAAGGGGTTATCAAAAAACCAAATTACTCTTTGGGTTGCATCTAGGTCTTACTCTATCTATCTATGCCATGGTATTGGGTTTAAACTAGTAGCTGAAACAATAGGGGTTCTTGGGTTTAAAATAGAAACTAGTGATACAATTGGAATTATGATTCTGGGAGTAATGGTTACTTGTATTTTGTCAGAGTTTTCATACAAGTTTATAGAGCAGAAATTCATTGCCATTGGAAGAAATATAATAAATAAGAGAGATTCAACAATAGCCAATAGCGTAGGTGCATCTTCTTAGTTTACAAGTAATATATTCGCTGTGTAATTAAATAGCAAGCTTATGGGTATTGGTTCGGTCGCAAAAAAGTGGCGACAAAAATGGCGGCATTCATTGTAGAACAGCGTTATTTAGGGGTATAAATTGCTACTTACTACTGTTTTTATATACACAATGTCTGGGTTAAGTTATTGATTTTATTATAATGTCACTTGTTTTTGTTAAGTTCTACGGCATATTTTCTTACAGTGTTTACTTGTTTGTAGGCGTTAAATAGGAAGAAAGGTGGGAAAGACACCTCCTATTGAAGTGGGGGAGTTATAACAACGACTGAAACTGTCGCCACTTTGTCGCCATGAACTTTATATATTTCAATTAAGCTGTTGTTTTGTAAGGTTTAATTTTTGGTTTATACATAATGGCTTCACTAATCCAGTCTGGCCTAGATCTATCTCCAATCATTACTCACCACTACAAAGTAGACGACTTCCAAGCTGGCTTCGACATGATGCGCTCTGGTATGTCAGGTAAGGTAATTCTTGATTGGGAGTAGGTTACTACCAGTTTTGAATATTAGAAGGCAACAGGTAAAACTGTTGCCTTTTTTGTCGATTTTTTACGAATAAAACCGCTAAATAACGGTCGATTACAGTGTCTGTTGCCATTTTGTCGCGACTAATTTTCTAATGGATTGAGGTGTACTGCTTGTATCAAATGTTCTGGGGCAAAATGTGAATAGGCCATTGTCTGCTCAATTTTACTGTGCCCAAGAATACGCTGTAACACCAAGATATTCCCTTTATTCATCATAAAATGCGAAGTAAAGGCATGCCGTATAACATGCGTCGTTTGCCCACTTGGAGCGTGCTCAGGTAAAGCCCTTTTAATATAGCGCCAGGCATCTTTGTAAATAGTGTTAGCAATTTTATGGTTGCTCACCGCGATATCTAAGCTCTCTTGATATAAAGCCGGTGAGATGGGCACATTTCGATTCCTCTTACCTTTTGTCTCGGTGTAAGTTAGTTACCCTGCGGCTAGGCTTTGCTTGAACCCCGTTATTGCCCTAAGAGTCATAGCGCCTTGTCGTTCCCTCCTTGTTATTCTCTCTGTCTTTGAATAAGTTCGTGTAAGGGCTTGTTTTCTTATGCGCCGACCTTCTTTCACTTGTATCATTCGCGGGCAGCTAAGCGGCTTCGAGAAATGATACTTAAGTAGAAAGGAAACTCTCATGGCACAACAAAACTCAACCCCAACTCTCTCTAAATCAAAGTTCAGCGACCAGCGTTTCGCCGCTAGGCACGAAAGCTCACCAAAAAATGATTCTCCTAGTCCTTTGGCAGTATTGAAGTTGCGCACTCAAGTCAAACAGTGTCGTGATGACGCGAAAAGAAAGTCTGATTGGGTTTCCAAAATCCAGCGTTTGAAAATGTTCAGTCGTCGTCAGTCGCCCGAACAGCAGGGCAGATATAGCAGCGTTTTGCTTTCCATGAAATCCGTGACTTTTTCATCGAATTAAATGGTCCTGACTTTGGTGAATGGTTTCTTCACGAGCGAGCGGAACACATCATCCTGTACACCACTTACGGGGTTGTGTTTCTAGCGTTGCGATTCGTGCTAACGAGGAAGGGAATGTTTAAGTGATCAGGTTTTTTTTGATGTGCGTTTTGGCGTTTAGAGGGACATTAAAATACGTTATATGGTTTCCGATGACATATCCCTCGACGTGATTTGGGTGAATGAGTTTGGGTATAGTGAAATTATAGGATCCGTCTCTTGTGGTTTTTTGTTAAACTAAATTCATTAGGCAATTAGATTGATTTGCTACAATGTATAAGTTATATCTAAAATATTCAATGTGACTAATCAATTATTCCTAGTCAGAAATATTTATATTTTCAATATATACATTTCTTAAATTACTATCAGGGTTAAACTCATCTTTTAGTTTAATCCATTGATACATATTTATAGCCAAATTAAAATTCGTCTAACGCCTGCTTCTTGTGAATCCCTTCATAATTAGGCGTAAAATCGATGAGGTAGACGCACATCGCCGTCTTTGATCTAATGAATATCGTTAAACATACATTTCGAACAAGTGAACTAACAATGCGCGACATTCAGATACCATACAAAACCAATGCCTTTCTGCTCACAAAACACGCGTTAACTCACTGCTAAAAAATCATTAGTAAAACCATAAATACCAATTTATCAATGATTTACAACAGGATCCGTTCCATGCCCTGTTATTCTTGTTGATTGGTATGATACTCGTGAACAACTACGTTATATGACGTTAAGATCGTCCTTTGCACTTGATGACTGAGCTATCATAATCTTTGAAGAGGGTTTTTAATACGGCCAATATAATGCCGCCAAACACTCTTCTATAAATTGCAGAGTATTTGTCCGAATAAAACCAGTCTAATCATCGTTTTTGATGCGAGCTTTCGAAATGTTTTATTCCGACAAGTTAAGAAGAAAGACTGGTTAGGTCGTGTCCGAGGTTAAATATCAAATGAAGTATGCACGTAGGGCACTAAATAAAAAGGTTATTTGGAAGTTGGATCAAAAGTGAAAAATAACATTTCAGAGAAAGAGGCTTTTTATCTATTTGAATAATATTTAATTGAAAATATGAGTTACGCAGTGAATGAGTTCTTCGATTTATCCCAATAATATAGTTTTAAAGCTATTGCTTTTATCACTAAAGCGTTGAGTTCTGAAAAATAACAAATTTTTTTAAATATCCACTTTCTTAGAAATAAAAAAATTTGAATTAAAAATTTATTAAGAGCATAGTGCGGAAATTGTTAGAGTTTAAGCTCTAATTGTTTATGGGACTGAGAATCTATATTATGAAACATACAGCTAAACTAACTTTACTTGCTGCTTCTATCACTGCAATCCTTTCTGCTCCTGCAATGGCGACAAGTGCCGACGATATCGGCGGAATTAATTTAAAACTTGATCAAACAAATCAACGTATTGAAGGCGTTAATAATAACGCAAATCTAGGAATCAATACGGTTTCTAGCCATCTAAAAGTAACAAATGCTCAGGTCGCTTCAAATCAGCACCTTTTAAATTCTGTTGAAAATGGTGTTAAGTCAAATACAAATAACATTTATCATTTAGAACAACAGATTCACGCAAATGAAAGCGCAATTTACAGCCAAATGGACGACAACAAAGCGGCTAGTAATCAATTAACCATGCATGCTTTGCAAGTGTCAGCGCAGAATCGGCAAGATAATGCAGATCAGCAAAAAACGATTGACGAGAATCACACACGTTTATCAAATCAAGAAATGACGATTAACGATCAAAGTGGAAGAATTCACACAGCCGAACAAGATAGTCAGCATGCATTGGGCGCAATTGCTACGATGGATAAATCCATCACGGCTATTAACGACCACACAGCAAAAGCCGAAGCTTCTATCCAAGCATTCGCTAGCCGCACGACTGATAGCATCAAAGCAAACACACAAATCGGACTAGACGCACAAGTAGCTGCGGCAAATGCTCAATCCTCAGCAAGCAAAAACTCAAGTGATATTGCTATCAATGTAAAAGATATCGAAGGCAATACTCAGATTGGTTTAGATGCTCAAGTGGCTGCAGCAAATGCTCAATCTTCAGCAAGCAAAAACTCAAGTGATATTGCTATCAATGCAAAAGATATCAAAGACAATACTCAGATTGGTTTAGATGCTCAAGTGGCTGCGGCAAATGCTCAATCTTCAGCAAGCAAAAACTCAAATGATATTGCTATCAATGCAAAAGGTACCGCACAGAACGAATCAAAAACTAAAGCTAACGCGGAAAGCAATCAGCTCACTCGTAATGAGGCGGCTCAAGTAATCACTGCAAACGCTCATGCGATTCAGTCTAACTACGATGATATCTATGCGGTTCGTGGGCAAGCTCGCTCTAACACAACTCAGATTGCGAACAACGCTCAAGATATTCACCAGAACCGTGTTGATATAAACAAAAACACGGCTGACATCAAAGATCTGCGTTCTGATTTAGAAGAGCAAGCTAAACAAACAGCTGGTATTGGTGCGATGGCAATGGCTACATCTAACTTAGTAATGCCTTACTCAGTTGGTAAGTTCTCTGTTACTGCAGGCGTGGGTAACTACGATAGCGAGTCAGAAATCGCAGTTGGTTCTGGTTACCGCTTCGATGAACATCTAACAGTTCGAGCTAACGCAGCTTACGAAACTGGTGCAGAGAACGTTGGCATTGGCGCTGGTGTTGGTTACGAATTCTAA